CACGCAATACATCATCTGCCCGTTGACCATCTCCAGCCTCCATGCAATCACCAAATGGTGCATCTTGATCTCTTCATCCGTCCACCCGAATACGTCCAACACCTCGCCGCCGCGCTTCTCCACCACCTCATCCTGCCAGGCTCCCAGGTCCGGCGCAGCTCCCGCCCGCAGCACGTGGATCAACCCCAGCCCGTAGCAGCTCATCTTATCCTCGTACACCACGTCAGCCACGGATCGCCTCCAGCGCTTCCACCGTCAGCCGCACCAGGTCGATCTCCTCGCCTAAAAGCTCACCCTGGGCCTCCGCCGCCAGCATCAGCAGAGCCTGCATCGCCACCAGCATTTCTTTTACATCCCGCCCATACGGTGTTTCCAGGGTCTCACGTATCCGCGCAAAGCACACCCGCACGATTATGTCCGGCGTCTCGTTTTTTAGCTGGCCCGCCTGACAGACCTTCTCCATCAGCTTCGCAATCCGCTTTTGCAGCCGGTCATCCGGCATCACCACCACATCGCTGATCGTCCCGCACACCGGGCAAAACCCCATCTCGCCTGTCTCCATAAACTTCCGCCGCTCATCCATGCTTCCACTCTCCTCCCGTCACCATGATCCCCCGGCTTAAGTTATCCCCGATATACTGGATCGCCCCCCGCTTCTGTAGCCCGTCCAGGTAGAACTTCACCAGCGAGCTGCTGGAGATCCCCGTCGCTTCTTGGATCTCCCGGATCGTCGGCGAGATCCCGTCATGCTCCCGCTTGTAATCGATCACATACCGCAGGATACTCTCGGACCGTTCGACTTTCTGATTATTTCTGCGCATTCTCCAGGTCCTCCAATAAGTTGATCAAATCCGCCGCCAGGTCCGGGTTTTCGGCCTGGCAGCTCGCCGCATACGCCCGCACCGCAGCTCGTGCGTGCGGGTCCGTGTCCAGCCGCAGGGTGAAGTACACCGCTTTCGGGTCCACCGGCGACCCGTCCGATTTCTCCACCCGATATTTCCCGTAAATTCCGCGTTTTTCCACTCTTCCGCTCCTTTTCTCGCCAATCTTGCACACCTGTTCTACGGAGGTGAACTTAGGTGAACTTGCGTGAAAATTCAAAGTTCACCTCCACCGTCCCCGCCGTTCTACATGCCATAAAAAAACCTTTAATTCTCATATAAGTACACTAAAGTAGCAAAGTTCACTGAATTAACCGAATATTTAATAAGTTAATGATGCAAATAGGCCCTGATTTGCGCCTTTTTTGGCTGAGGTGAACCTGGTGAACTTTGATTCGTCAAAAGTGCACCTCCAAAATATGTTTTGTAAATTTACATAACATATTTAAATAGGGCCATTTTGGGGTTTTAAAGTTCACCAAAGTTCACCTTGTTCACCTTGGCTCGGCTCCGGCAGCTTCGCCAGCCCGTATTTGATCTTCAACGCCTCGATTTTCGGCAGATCGAACAGCACCGCATACCCGTCATTCTTCCTGTAGCTGTGCAATTGCAGCACATCCCGCGTGATCCGCCCTACTTTATGGCTGGTCACCTCCCGTTTTCGCTTCAGCGTGCTCTCGTCCTCGCTCTGCTCCCCATCCGTGCTGTTCATCTTGTCGATCAGCTCATTGGTCACCTTCGCCAGGTACTTGTGCAGCGTGTACTTCTGCGTCCCCCACGGCCCGCAGTCGCCCTCCATCAGCCACTGCTTTTGATCCCCTTCCGTGATCGCCACAACCGCTTCCATCACCCGCGCATCCAGCCCCAGCCCCCGCTCCAGGATCAGCTCGTCATTCAGCGACCGGATGAAGATCGTAATATCCCGCATCAGCTCCGGGTCGTCCTGGGCAATTGCTTTAAGGGGCATGGTCACCTGGTTCAATCTGGCCGGGACCGCCAAATCCATCAGCTCTTCGCCCACCGGGATCTCCGGCTGCCAGTGCTCCAGTCGCCAGCGCATCAGCAGGTTGCGGATCGCCTGGCTCTGCTCGAAAAACGCCTCATCCAAATGCAGCTTCACCCCTGCCGCCTTCAGCTCGATCGGTTCCTTGCCCATCAGCCGCACCGTCAGGCACCGGCTCGCCACCGCCTGGTCCCGGAAATCCCCCCGCATCGCAATCAATTTCGGCCCGTAAATGTCGTACCCTTTCACCTCGTAATCCCTGGCACCACTGGCATTCACGAATTCATCCAACCGCCACACCGGGTTATTCTTCATCGCCCCCAGGTTTAAGATCTTGATCAGGTCGTTCGCCATATCGCCCCCGTCCGACAGGTCCATTTCGTCCATAAAAGCCGTGCCGCGGAATTGGTCCAGCGCCCGGAACAGGCTGGCTGCCGTTCCCGCCCCGCCGGTGGACATCATCCGGTAGCACACGTGCCCGATCCGCAGCATGAGCTGGCTCTTTCCGCTCCCATAATCGCCCACCGCCCGCAGGTACGGGATCGCCGAAAAGCAGTCATACAACCAGGTCAGCAGCACGTAGTATGCCGCCAGTTTTGCAAAGCTCCGGTCGTCGAGCAGGTAGTGCTGGTGGATGTAAGCCTCCACAATCCCCACCAGCTCACGCGTGCTTTTCGTCCCACCCAGCGCACTGGCGAATAAGATCCCGTTCGATTTCATCAGGCTGCTCGGCTGCCGCGGGATGTAGCGCGTCGATCCGATATTCAGCTCGTTCTCTTCCCCGATCTTCCCGTCCGGATCCCGGTATGCGAATCTGGCCTTATTGGTTTTCGAGTCGTACAGGTATTCCAGCAGCCACCCGTCGATATACCCGCCCAGCGTCTCCACCAGCTCGCTCGTGCTGCGCTCGTCGTCATCCTTGCCCGCTTCCTGCCGGGCTGTCTTCAGCATATTGTTGAAATCCCGGATCCCAACCCCCATCGAGTTGACCATCGCCTCACGGTAGCGGTCCACGTAGAACTTCTCCATCTGGGCGATGATCCCGAATGCCGTTTTCAGCGCCTGGTCTTGCTCCGCTCCGTTCTTCCCGCCTGCCCATTTCGCTGCCGCCAGCCCCACCGGTACAGCAGCAGCCAACCGGTTTTGCACGGCTTCACGCTGCTTATCTTCGCTCAAATCCTCCCGGCGCATCGCCTTCAGCCAGTCGTTTGCATCCTTTCCTTTCTTCCCATCCCCCAGGTCCGTCTCCGGCCAGGTCAAGACCCGCGCCATCGGTCCCACCCACAGTGCCAGCGGCCAATCCCCGTGCTCGCCTTGCAGTGCCTTCCTCCCAGCATTGTCCGAGTCCATTCCGATATACAGCTCGCGGTGTCGCTTGCGCAGGTCCTTGATCAGCTCGCCAAATGGCTGCCAGCTCGTCCCCCCCAGCGCCACCGCCCCGATCCCCCACTGGCCCAGGGTCACCGCATCCGCCTGGCCCTCCACCAGGATCACATCCGCTTCTTTCCCCGCCCGGTACGCCTGGTTGTAGTACGCAAACTTCCCCCCGATCAGCGCCCCGGCCAGGTTGAACGATTTGATTTCCTTCCCGTCCTCCCCCACCTCATCCCCCAGGATGTTCCGCCCGCTGAAGTAGCGCACCCGCCCGCCTATGATATGCGTGTAGACAAGTCGTTTTCGCCCCATGATGCCCGGCACCAGGTTCCACTTGATCCAGTTGGCCTGTACCTCGATATTCCACTTCTTCCCCCAGGCCCGCACATCCCCCCGGTACCCCAGGATCGCCACCGCATCCGGGTGCTCCAGCTCCACCTGGTGCATTTGCAGCTCGCCGCGCAGCTCGTTATAAGCAGCAGCAGTAGCCCGCCCGGAGAAGCCCAGCATCGCATCCTGGATGGTTGCATCGCTCCAGCCCCGTCCCCTGGCGTATGCCAGCGCCTCCGGATCTTCCCACAGCCACTTCACGAACACCCTGGCCGCCACCTCGAAAGCGTCTTCCCTGGCGCGCATAGCCAGGCGCGTCGTGTTATCTTCCTGTCCCCAGTTCGGCCGCGGCAGCCCTGCCCGATCTGCCAGCGCTTCCACCGCCGTTTTGAAATCCCACCCGTTCAGCTCCTCCAGCCAGCCGATCACGTCCCCGCTCTGGTTCCGGCTGTTCCAGTAGTAGCGCTGGAACAGCGTGTCGATCACCAGCGAGTCGTGCTCCTGAGCATGCAGGTACCGGCCCCGCTCTGTCCGCACCGGGTAGGTCTCACCAATTACATCCTCAATCCTGTTTTTCTCTTTGACTTCCTCGACGATATCTACCATGTGAAGGCTCCAAACGAATTCAAGAATTTAGTCGTAAATTTTCTGGCATCCGGGCCAGGCGTCCCGAAAAAACCTGGAAGTACGTCGCTCGATCTCAGCTCATCGGTCTGTGTGCGGATTATCCGACGAATAAACGCAGCTCTAATCGCTCGAAAACAGGCCCCACGGACCCTGAGCAGCCCGCTTTTCGTCGCATAATGCGTATTACACGACGAACCAGCCGCCCTTTTCCCCATACCCCCCATCCACAGGGGTGAACGCGTGAACTTTGCGACTCTCTCTGCTACTGCATTCATCACCCTGTGCGCAGCGTGCGTGCTGTGCGTGCCGTGCGTTGACCTTCGCCACATCTCATCCATGATCGTCCACCAGTGGGGCAGGGCGCAGGTGAGCACGGTTACTGACCAGCATATACCGCAGCCCATCCAGCGTGAGCCCGCCCCTCTCCGTGATGTACGTCCCCACCCCAGGCCTGGCCTCCACTAGCCCCGCCGCTGCCATCGCCGCCACCACCCTCTGCCACACGGACGATGACCACCCCTCCAGCTCACGGTACCCTGGCACCACCACCGACTCCGCCCCATACGCTGTGATCCCCGCCTCCACCAGCTTGATCGCATCCTGGTGCACCGTGTTCTTCCCACTCCCTGCCATAGGAGACATCAGCACAGACCCGCTCGCCGTCAGCTTATACACCTTGTCATCCCGCTTCCCTGCCATCAGCGCCGGTCTCCTGGCCTCCACCACCTGCCCCGGCGCAACCGGGATAAGATCCCCATCCGGCCCTGGCGCAAAGATCACAATCCCCCGTGTCGTCTCATAGTACATATTCTTACGGTCCTGCCACACGATCAGCCACTCCACGAACCGCAGCGCCGCATGCAGCCCAATCCCCACCAGCGCCACCATGCTCATCGCCAGGAACACCAGGAAGAACTGGCGGAACTGGTACTGCTGCGCATCCCTTTGCGTATCCAGCGCCATCGCCGTCGCCGTCGCCTGCCATTCCATCCCCTGCCTGGCCCCCGCCGTCGCCGTGGTCACCGCTGCCACGGTCCCTGTCGCCCGCCAATTCTCAGCCTGCGCCGTCTCAGCCCCCAGTGTTTGGATCGCCCCCACCGCCTGGCGCGTCCCCTCGATCTGCGCCACGATCATCCCCCGCTCCACCTCGCTCGCCTGCTGGGTAGATGCCGCCCTCAGCGTCCCCGTAGCCGCCATATTCGCCAGCGCCTCATACGTCCCCTGCGCTCGCAGCGTTGCCGCCGAAAGCGTGCTCTGCGCCCCACCCACCGCCATGCGGGCATCGTACCCACTTTCATCGCACCCACTTAAAAGCAGTAGCAGCAGGAAAACCACGGCGATCTTCACAACAGCACGCATTAAAGAACGCCCACCCACGCCAGCAGCAGCGCCAGCAAAAAACCGGCTCCAAACCCTGCCACCATCACCATCACCAGATCCCGCAAAAACAGCCTCTGCTTTTCTTCTTTTTCGATCAAATCCCGCAGCTCGTCTTCCGTTTCCATCGCACCCTCCTAATCGTCTTCGTCATCGCTGTGCCCATTGCCGTTATATCGATCAACAAACGCCTGCAACTCTGATTTCATCTCGTTTTCGCGCTCTACCGCCTCGGCCCACAATTCATCATCCAGTCGCTGAGCGACCGCCTCTCGCACCAGATCGGCGAGCTGCCTGGGCTCTACTGCATCCAGCTCCCAGGATGACTCCCCGAACTCTCGTGCGTACGCCTGGAATCGTGCATCCGTCTCTTTCGCTGGATTTTCAGGCGGCTGCCAGCGTTTTACCTGATCCCAATTCAGCGCCAGGCGCTCTACATCGATATAACGCAGCCTGGAATACATCAAAAGTCGCTCTTCCACGTCTCTGGTCATATCGATACCGGATGGATCGTGGTCGCCTAGATACAACACACAGATATTCTTCCCATGATCCGCCTTCCATCGCAACCGCCGCCCAATGTCGTACATCGTCGAGCTGGAGCTGTACCCTTTATTCGCAGTGATCCCGATATCGAGATCCCGACAAACCGGTCCTAGCACGCCGCTCAAAGCGTCTTTCTCTACCATTACCTCGATATGCCAGGGCTGGTCTTCCCACTTATCGATCCGAAAGCTGTACGCTGCCGCCTCTACGATTTGAGCCGGATCCTTCCAGTGAGCCAGCGCTTCTGTGCTCCGACCCCGGTCCTCGATCATCTCCCAATCCACCAGCCCGGCCTGGCGCGCATTGCTCACCAGATTGCCCAGGTTTTTATACGACCGCTGGGTATTCGGGATATAGTCCCTCGCTACCAACTGGTAATAGAGCTGCCGGAGAGACAGTCTGAAGCCCTGCCTCCGGTACTCATCCAATATCCGATTGACGATCCCGATGGTGCTCATGCTCGTCGCTGAAAAACTTCGTTCTACAAAAAGCTCTTTCATCATTCCCTCACTTATGCCCTTTTCGACAATACTTCTGCCACGGCACCCGCGGCACGAACTTCACCCCGCACCCTGGCCACGCGCAGATCTGCGTTTTCCCCAAAATCAAACTCCCCGCCAGCACCGCCCCCGGCTCTGCAAACACCTCCACCGCCACCGTCCCCCTCATCTCCACCGGAGCCCCATCCAGCGCCATTCCCACCGCCCGCACCGCCCGCTCGAAATCCCGGCTGGCCTGGATCGTCCCCTTTTCCACCCCCTGCACATACCGCCACGTCCAGGCCTTCTTCCCCTTCCTAGGGCCGCCGATGGCCCCGGAGAGCTTCACCGCCAGCATCTCATAGAACTTCAC